CAGGTATCGGTGGAAATCCTCTTGCACTTGAATTTTTTGTTACTCATCCAAGTATTTCTGCACTAGCAGCAAATAATAGAGTACTAGTTTCTGATACAGTAACTGGTTTTGGTATTACATCAATTGATGGTCACAATCTATCAATTGTTGGTGTCGGTAATACATTCTTAGATAACATCTATAAAGTAGATGCATTCTCAAGGGTTAATAACGCAGGTATATTAACTTGTAATATATTATCAACAACCAGTGTTGTAGGTATTGCTACAACAGGTTCAGCAACTAATCCTTGTGGAACATTATCATTCGGTAAGATCTCTGGATTCACAAGATCTAGCACTCCAATATCAATCGGAGTTACTGGATTTACTGCAAGTACAGGTCTTTCAACCTTCCCAATTTTACAGAGACGAGGGGCAGGTTTAAGAGATACTGGTGGATTAAGTAAATAACTCAGTCTCTGACGTATAAATATAGAAAAAACCCAATTCGATGGCCGCAATTGTAACAGATCAGTTTAGAATATTAAACGCAAGTAATTTTGTAGATAACGTTACAGACTCTAACAATTCTTACTATGTGTTTGTTGGTCTGTCCAATCCAACTACATCAGGGTTTGGTAGAAAGACAGATTTTAATACTGATACACCAAGTCCTACAGACAACATCAACTATATGAACTTTGTAGGTGATAATATGTCTTTTGGTAAAAAAGTCACTTCAGATAATGTAAGAAGACTTGTGAGAAAGATATCATGGTCTAGAGGAACCAAGTATGAGATGTATCGTCACGATTACAATCTGAATAATACATCACCTATAACAGGATCCGCAAGATTATATGATTCAAATTACTATGTAATGAATAGTGATTTTAAAGTTTATGTTTGTATTGATAATGGATCTTCTGGTATTAACACAACTGGTAATGCGTCACTTGATGAACCTACATTCACTGATTTAGAACCATCTAAAGCAGGAACTAGTGGTGATGGTTATCAATGGAAATACTTATTCACAGTATCTCCTAGTGATATTATTAAATTTGACTCAACAGATTTCATCTCTGTATCTAATAATTGGTCAACATCAACTGATTCTCAAATCGTAGCAGTCAGAGACAATGGTGATTCTGATGTAAATAATAACCAAATTAAAAAGGTATACATTGAAAATCAGGGTGTAGGATACTCAAATGGCACTGGTCAAGAAGTAAATATACTTGGTGATGGTTCAGGTGGTAAAGTAGTTGTTGATGTTGTAAACGGTAAAATAACAAATGCAGTGGTATCTGCAGGTGGTAAAGGATATACTTACGGTATGGTTGATTTGGGTGCGATTGGTAATACGAGTGCATCTACTAAAGCGAGTTTGATTCCAATTATTCCACCATCAAAGGGTCATGGTCACGACATCTATAAAGAGTTAGGATCAGATAGAGTTTTAGTATTTGCTAGGTTTGATACATCAACAACAAATGATTTTCCTGTTAATACTAGTTTTTCTCAAATAGGTATTCTCAAGAATCCCACATCTATTGGATCAACTTCATTATTTACAGATCCTACATTTTCATCTGTGGGTGCATTGAAACTATCAACTGCAAATGGAACACCCACTATTGGTGAAACAATCAGTCAGGTGGTTACTGCTGGAACAGCGAAGGGATTTGTTGCAGCATATGATGTTGATACTAAGGTAATTAAGTTTGTTCAAGATAGATCAAGTTTCTTAAATCAAACTTCATTTGATACTACAGATTATGTTGGAGTATCTACCTTTGCTAAAGTTCATGCTTTTGAATCTAATACTAACCAAATTAATTGTGGTACAAGTGGATTCAATGGTTCCATAGATACTGGATTTACAGGTGTTAGCACCAATCCAACAGGAACCAAACTAATATCATTAGACACACAATTTACACAAGGAGTCTCTAATCCTGAGATAAATAAAAAGTCAGGTGATATAGTATATCTTGATAATCGACCATTGATTACGAGAAATGCTAGACAAAAAGAAGATGTTAAAATTATTCTAGAATTCTAAAAAATGCCACAGAAAACGAATTTAAATATAAACCCATTTTTTGACGATTTCGATAAGAATGATAATTTTTATCGTGTCTTGTTTAAACCTGGTTTTCCTGTACAGGCAAGAGAATTAACGCAGTTACAATCAATATTACAGAATCAAGTAGAATCGTTTGGTAGTCATATGTTTAAAGAGGGATCAATGGTGATTCCTGGTAATATTAATTACAACAATACTTATAGTGCTGTAAAAATAAATTCAGATCATTTAGGTATTGATGTAACTGTGTATACAAAGCAGTTACATGGTAAAAAGTTAAGAGGTCAATCCTCTGGTGTTGTAGCTATTGTTGATGATTGCTTTTTCCCAACAGATGGTCCCGAATATCCTGATGTTACATTATATGTTAACTATTTGAAATCAGGCACAGATAATGAATCATCTACTTTTGAAGATGGTGAAATATTAATAACTGAAGACACATTTACTTACGGAAATACAACAATATCTTCAGGTGAAACAGTAGCAACATTAGTTAGTCAAGATGCAACAGCGACTGGATCTATCGCATCCATAGGTCAAGGTGTATTTTTTGTAAGAGGAACATTTGTGGATGTCGCTGCAAGTAGTATAATTTTAGATCCTTATACAAATAATCCATCATATAGAGTTGGACTTACAATTTTAGAGGAAATAGTATCTGCTAAAGATGATAAATCACTATATGATAATGCTAAAGGATTCTCAAACTTTGCTGCACCAGGTGCTGATAGATTAAAAATATCAGCAATTTTATCTAAAAAATCACTGAATGATTATGATGATAAAACTTTTGTAGAACTTTTAAGAATTGATAGTGGGGAAATAAAAAAATTACAGAACAAATCTGAATATAATTTAATTAGAGATTACTTTGCAAAGAGAACATTTGATGAATCGGGAAATTATTCATTAGATAATTTTCAGATTGAAGTTAAAGAGTCATTGAATGATCGTCAATCTAATGAAGGAGTTTATTTTGAGGGACAGCAAACTGAGCAAGGTAATTTACCATCAGAAGATTTGATGGCTGTAAAGATATCCGCTGGAACTGCATATGTAAAAGGTTATGATATTGATAAACTAGGAGAAATTATAGATGTAGATAAACCAAGAGATGTTTTAAAAATAGAAAATTCTCAAGTTCCTTTTGAATTTGGTACTAAATTTAAATTAAACAATGTAAATGGAACTCCACAGATAGGAGCAGCAACCACTTTCACGGTAGGATTATACGATAAAAGAAGAACCACTGCATTAACACCTCCAACTTCAACAACACAAATAGGTGAAGCAAGGGTATACATGCACAATTTGTCTGACGCAACTTACTCTAACGCTTCCACAGAGCATGATTTATATGTGTTTGATGTACAGACTTTTGTTAATTTAACAATTAATACAGCACTTAGTCCTCTAGAATGTCCAGCATCCTCCTTTGTGAAGGGAAAAAGTAGTGGTGCAACAGGATTTGTTCAAACTACAGTCAGTAATACTACAGCAGTTACACTAACTCAAACATCAGGAACTTTTATATCTGGTGAACAAATCATAATAAATGGTGATGAATCACTTGTAAGATCTATCCAATCATTGAAAACAAACAGTATTCGTGATGTAAAATCGGTTTATCAAGGAACAAGTGGAATTACAGGATTTGCTGTTAACTTTATAGGAGATGTTGTTTTACAAAAGACATCAGTATCAGGTATTGGAGTAGCAGATCAAGTTCAAATTGCTACTAATGGTGTTGTAACAGGTAAATCAACAGTAATTTCTAGTTTGAAAGTGGGTGATATTGTTAAATATCCAGTTGCAGGTCAAGCAGTTGATAGTTTCAATCGTATTGAGAGTGTGGGTGTAACAACTGCAAAAGTTGAAGCAGTTACAGACGTAAGTGGTGTATGTGAAGGAGGTCTACCATCTGCAGCAGTTCAAACCAATATAGTTGTAGGATCACCTGTAGTATCTGAAAATGGTGGTTTATTTGCACCTGTTGGAAGTAGTAACGTATCCACAGTTAATCTTGGATCTTCAAATTTATTAGTTTCAAAACAAGTAACTGGACAATCAACTAATTCAGTCACAGGTGCTTTGAGCATACCGATTAGTAATGCAAGCATAGGATTAAGTAGTGCTTTATTTGAAACATTTGATGCTGAAAGATATTATGTTGCTTATAGCGATGGAACTGTTGAGGATCTAACATCAGATCAAGTAACTCTGGGTTCTGGTGGTGCAACAGTAGAATTTACTGGATTAACAGCAGGTGCATCAAACGTTGTTGTTAATGTTACTGCAAAGAAAATAGGTATTAAGAGTAAGAAAAAAGAATATATTAGAAGTGAAAAATTAACAATCAATAGAACAGTATCTGCTGCCTCAACTGCATCAAGCGGACTTACCACAAGTACATACTTAGGAACAAGAGTTCAAGATGATGTTATATCATTAAATTTACCAGACGTTGCAGAGGTTATTTCAGTTCACGAGTCTTTAGATACATCAGCACCAACTTTAGATTCATTAACATTTCCATCAGGTTTAAATCTTGATACTTCTTCAATATTAGGTGAAAAGATTCTTGGATCTACAAGTGGAGCTCTTGCTCAAGTGGTAACAAGATCATCAGCAACTAAAGTTGAGATTGTATATCTAAATTCATCTAAATTTGTAGTTGGAGAGATAGCGACATTTGAAGAATCAAATATCACCTCTGTGGTTCAAGTTGTTGATAAAGGAAATTTCCAAGATATTACATCAAATTATACTTTAGATAAAGGTCAGAGAGATCAATTCTACGATTATTCTCGTATAGTGAGAGATGCTGATTACATTCCTTCAAGACAATTACTTGTAATATTTAATTACTTTGAAATTCCAAGCAGTGATACGGGAGATGTCTTTACTGTAGATTCATATCCTTCAGAATCATTCAAACACGATATTCCTAGCACAGATTCTGGTGTAAGAGCATCTGATACATTAGATTTCAGACCAAGAGTTGGTAGATTTACAGCAACAAATACCTCACCACTTGCATTTTCTAGTAGAGATTTTTCAGCATCAACAAATCCAAGTCTTACTGTTACACCACAAGAGAGTTCATTAATTGGATATGAACATTATTTACCAAGAATTGATAAAGTTGTCTTAGATAAAAATGGTGTGGTGAGTGTGGTAAAAGGTGTATCGTCAGTAGATCCAAAAGAACCAGAGGGTATAGATGAATCCATGCATCTGGCGACAATTAGTCTTCCTGCTTATCTTTATGATGTTAAAGATGCGTTTATTAAAGCAGTGGATAATAGACGATACACCATGAGAGATATTGGTGAACTTGAAGATAGAATAGAAAATCTCGAAGAACTCACATCTCTTTCTTTACTAGAACTTGATACTAAAACTTTTCAAGTTAGAGATGTTGATAACTTAGATAGATTTAAGTCTGGATTTTTTGTTGATGATTTTAGAGACACTGAACGTCAGGATGTTACTTCAAAAGGTGCTACAATCACAGGTCGTGGAGAATTTACAACTGCAGTTGATTTTTACACAGTTGCACCTGAACCTGCTCTAGAACCATCCATTAACGTAGATACAGCAGACTTCAACGCTAATTTAGAATTATTAGACTCAAACGTTCAAAAATC